ATAATAACAATTTATATACTGATTCAAGTTCAAATATTTATTATAATACCAATTTATATACTGATTCAAGTTCAAATAATTATTATAATAACAATTTATATACTGATTCAAGTTCAAATATTTATTATAATACCAATTTATATACTGATTTAAGTTCAAATAATTATTATAATAATAACAATTTATATACTGATTCAAGTTCAAATAATTTCTTTAATTACGAAGAAATAATTAAAAAAGATATTGGTTCAGATAATAAAAGTATTTTCTTTAATTATAAAGAAATAATTAAAAAACATAAAAATAATTTAAAAAAAAAACGTATTAACTATAAACGTTCATATATAGCAATTTAATAAATTTAATAATTGTCAAATGCCCAAATAATATCTTTAACTTTATTAAATCTTTTTGACTTAAATTCAAAATAACAATATTCAACTTTTCCCAATTCTAATTTATTTTTAATTGGATCAATATAATTAGAATAAAAAGTTCTACCCATATCACTTTTAGAAATTGAATTTTGCAGTAAAATTTTTTCCTTATTACCATACTTAATTGTTTTAATTGCCCAATCTTTTGAACTCAAATTAAATTCATTATTAAATGGACTTAACCAATTAAAAAAACGAATAATTTCAATCGAATTTTTCATAGGAATTACCAAATCAGACTTTAATAACATACTCATTATATTTAATCTTTTTTGATATGGATTATCTATATGATTGTATATTTGTAAATATATGTCTTCATCTAATGAATAAATATTATTTAAAATTAAATTATTATTAATTATTTTAGTTTCTTTATAATTATTCATAATTACTTTTTGTTTATTTAAAAGCTTACAATTTTTTTGTTTATATTTAATTTCTGATTTATCATTAATATCATTTATTTTTGATTCATTCATTATTGATTCAATTATTTTTAATTCATTCATATCCATATTATTTATTATGTTATTTGTACAATTCATAAATATTATATATAATAATAAAAATATAAACAATGGTATTTTTTAAATTATTTTTATTTGTTTAATATAAGTAAAATAAATATGGACAGTTATTTTAGTACAAGTTTAAAAATAAATGAAGAAACTAATAATACATTATATAATATAATTAATTCTCAATATCCAGAACAATTATTTTTATATGGTTTAATAATTATTGGAATCACATTTGTTTCAACAAAAATAATATACAACACAAATATACTTATTGGATTAGTTTTTTGTTCCTTAATAATATGTTATTTATACACATATAATAAATATAATGTTCTTTCAGATAATCAAAAATTTAAAGAAAAATTTAATAACATATGTACAAAAAATAATATATTAAATAAATATCCTAAAATTGTTGATTTATTATTTTATATGGAAAATTTTAAATATAAAGACATTCAAAATTATAATGATATCATTGATTCATTTCAAAACTTTTGCAAAATATATGAATATTGTTTAATAGATTATAATCTAATATACAAATATTATCAAAATTTAGTTGATTTGAAAGATAAAATATTAAGTCAAATCAACAATTTTATTTTTATGTATTCAAGTACAAAATATGAAATAATAATAATTAAACAACAACAAGCAGCAGAAAAAATAATTAATCAATTACTTAATAATTTAGTAATTATTAATAAGAAAAAAATATATTATGATGGATATAATAATAAAACATCACTTATAGATTACACAAATATATTACCATATAATATTTTTTATACAAAAAAATATAGTGACATTAACAAATATAATATTACTAATTTAATCAATATTTAATAAAAAATTTTATTATTATTGATATTTTTTATTAATTTTTTTATATACAATATAATTAATAATATTAAAATAAAATGTATAGTCAAAATTCAAATGGATTAGATGAATATTTTAAAACAACCGATTATAAAAATTTAAAAATTACTTCTGAACAAGGATTACTTGCTGGTAAAGATATTCAATTAGTTAAAGGAAGTGATTTTCATAAATCTATTTATGAAATTCCTGATAAAAATTTAGTTCGTGAAATAACCGTGAGATATTACCAATTAGCAATGTTTGATGAATTTAGTAAATGTGCCATAAGATCATTTTTATTTAAAGGAACAACATCACAAGGAGCTTGTTTTTTTGATTATAAAATGGTTGAAATAAATGACTATCAATTATCCAAAAGAAAAATTGATAAATTTGTTAGATATCTAGATAAACAAAAAAAAAATAATAATTCCAAATTTAAACTTATGTATAAATTTTATCCTGTTTATAATTTTAATTTTACAAATCCCCCAACAGGAAATGAAATTAATCAATGTCAAAGTGAATTGCTAAACAATAATTAATTGTCAATAAAAATATAAAATATCTTTATATTTTTATTCAAAAATATATGATAACATTATATAAAGTAAAAAAATTACAATAAATGTTATTCCAAAATAAAAAAAATTTATGGTAGTAAACATTTCTGATGGATTTTTACCATTCATTAAATCGTCAAATAATTGAAACCATACATTTTTAAAATTAATTAATAATTTGTTTAATGGTAGTTCGTACGGTTGAACTTGAATATTATCAATATTATCCAAATCATATAATTGAACTTGTTCTTTTAATTTTCTATTTTCTGTTTTTTTTTTAATATATTCATCAAATTTTTGATTAAACAAATATGTATCAAAATATTTACCCCTATTATCATACATTGATTCATTAGTTTTCAAATAATTCTCAACCATTTTTTTTGTTGGGTCATAATAATTTGTTTCGGTACCTAAAGGTACTCTATGAGATTGTCTTGGATTAGGAACTTCATATTTAGAATTTGATATTGTTTGAGGATTAGATAAATTTGGTTGAATACCTTCTGATAAATTTAATGTGTTATATGGTGCTGTTGTTATTGTTTCATCAAAATCATTATAATTATTCATTTTTATATATATTTATAATCAGTATATAAATATATTTTTATTAAAATATTAGTATATTTTTATTAAAATATTAGTATATTTTAATAAAAATTTGAAAATAATATTAAATATATATTAATATTATATTAGTATTATAATAAAATGATTTATCTTAAATGTCCAACTTGCGGTTATCTACTTGGTAATAGACAAAAAATTTATGAACAAAGTCTTGAAGAAATTGAATCTAATCCAAATAATGATGAAGAAAAAAAATTAGAACTTAAACAAAAATTAGTTGAATCACTTCAATTAAAAAGATATTGCTGTACTATGAGAGTTATCACTTATAAAAATAAAACTGAAATTATCAAATAAATATAAACTTTTTCACAAATTACAAATTAACAAAATCACATCTTTTTATAATTGCTAATTCTGTCGGTAATTTAGATGAAATAAAAATTATATTAAAATTCATTAAATGTTGTTCTAAATTTTTATTTTGTTTATTGAATACCAGAAATTTATCACCACCTACAAACTCCTTAATTATGCCAAATTTTTCTTCCCAATTTGGTATATTATTTTCAATAATTACACATTTTTTATCCATAATATTATAAAGTGACATTTCAACTGAAAAAAGTTTATTTAGTTTATCTTCATCTTCATCTTCATCTTCATCTTCATCTTCATCTTCATCTTCATCTTCATCTTCATCTTCATCTTTATACAATAATTCTGAAAATTGTATATATTCACAATTATCAATTCCTATTAAATTTTCTATATCAATAGCAAGTTTTACTCCTTTTTGAATATTCCCATGCAAAAATAATAATTTATGATGTATTTTTTGTTTTTGTCCACATAAATTTATAAAATTAACAAGTCCATTGTATTGATTTGGTTCTATTATTTCTTTCCACACTGTTAATTCTGTTGATTCTATAAATTTTAACATTATTTAGTTCAAATTTATTATTATAGATTATTCCATATTCATATAAAAATTATATCAATTTTTTTTTATAAAATGCATTTTTATAATTTGTAATTTGTAATTTGTAATTTGTTTTTGTTATCTGTTTTATTGTTATATTGTATTCAATAAAAATGATATCAAAATACACATATTCATTAGTATGATTATTTTTATATGGTATATATTTTAAAGTTATTTCAGTTTATGAAAAAAATGAAAATACTATATAATATTAAATAATATTATATATACTTTTATAATGGGTAAATGTGAAATAGCTTCTGCATCAATTGGAATTCAGATTTTATTAAAAAATCTTTTATCACAAATAACAGAATCCAATTATAAACTTATTAAAAAAATGTTATTAAATGGAATCATTGAAGATTCAAATGATTATTTTAATGAAGTATTTCAAGATATTGTAAATAATGATATTATGGATAAAAATTATTTGGTTGTAAAAGAATATTTAATAAAAGAATTTTGTGGATGTTTACGTGATAAACCATTATTGGTTCCAATTAAAAATATATTAGAAACAGATAGATGGGGTTATGACAGATATGGGACAAATGGTAGTTCAAGACCATTAGACTTTGATTTATCAATAAATATTGATGAATATAAAGAAATTAAAGATATAAAAGTGGTATTTATGTTATCTCAACGTTCTGGTTAATTTTTATTTTTATTTTTTTAATTTAATTTTACCACAATTGATCTTATTACACCTTTTTCGGTGAAATCTGGGACACCTAAAAAGCGTAATCGTACTCATAAGAGCGTGATAATACTTGACCCTATTTATTTATTATTTATCAATTTGTTATTTAATGTTATTTCAGGTGGGTTACTATCTTTTGTTAAATTAAAAGACCTTCTATATCTTAAAGGTCTTTCTTTATATTTTATGTGATGATTTACTATTTTTATCATATTATTTACTGCATTTTCATCACGGTTTATACATCCACTTTGTTTGTTTTCCATTTTATATGTTAAAACTGAATGTAATTTCCTTTCTTTTCTTTTGGTTTCATCTTTGTTGTTATCCATCATATATAAATTATCACAAGGCTCTTCAGTTATATGATGTAATTTTGAAGTTCTAAATTCATCTAAATTATACATTTTAAAGTTGTTTTGGATTAATCTTTTAATTGCTATATTAGGTGTAGAAATATTTCCTTTTTTACAACATCCTTTACCTACAGAAGCATCACCATAACAAATAATAGTATCTTTTCCAAATTCTTTTTTGATTTCTTTAACTAATTTAGTGTTAGCGTGTTTTCTATTTAAATAACCATACCATTTATATTTTCTAAATATTACCTTATTATATTTTTCAAATAATAAACTATTTATTCTGTTTTTGTTAGATATAAAATTTTTAAACTTTTCAAAATCACAAGTTTTAGAACTATAATCAGATAATTCATTTTCAACCTTAGTAATATTATTTTTATCCTTATAATTTTTTATTAACCTTTGATATTTTAATCTTTTAGTTATTTTAGCTCTTTTTCTGTTTGAATATCTATATCTTTTTCCTTTCTTGTTTTTCATATTTAAGATATTCGTGATTCCCGGATCCACTACTACCCAATCATTACTATCTAATTCTTTAAATTGAATATCAGTTAAGTCATCAATATAAGCACATTCAATTTGGTTTTCTATCTTCTTTTCAAGTTGTTCTTTCTTATTCTTCTCAATTATTTCTTTCTGTTTATCCTTTGGTAATTTTTTAAATTCTTCTTTTTCCTTATCTTTCTTTTCTTTTAATTTTAATTTAAATTCTATTTCTTTATTTTTTTGTTCTTCTTCTAATTTCATTTTATATTCTTTCTTTTGTTCTTCATTCATATCTTTTGTTGCTTCTTTTAATTTATTCTTTTTATTTTTTTTATTTAATTTCTTTT